AAAGCTCCAAGGTCATCACTGCCTTCGGCGAGTCGAACACCACGATCTACGACAGCGGGACGAGCGTCGGGTCGATTACTGGGCAGTGTACCGGCCTCACTGAGACTTTCGTGGGGACCCAGGCGACGGTCGCCATCACATCGAGCGACAATACCGCCTGGTACTACGACACCGCGGTAGGGGCCGTGACGAAGATTACGGATGCAGACTTCCCGGGGAACGCGGGGTACACCCTGGCGGGGACCTTCGCTCACCACAACGGCTACGCCTTCATAGCGACCACGGACGGGAAACTGTGGTCATCCAACCTGAATAGCCTCACGGGCTGGACCGCGAACAACTACGACTCGGCCAATGCGTATCCCGACCTTGGGGTAGCGGCGGTCAGGTGGCGCGAGTTCATCGCCATCTTCGGGACGGAGTCCATGCAGTTCTTCTACAATCGCGGGCTGTCGCCGTTCCCCTACGACAAAGCGGTGGCGAAGACGCAGAAGGTGGGACTGGTGTCCGCGAAGGCGATGACCTCGATTGCCGACACGCTCTTTTGGTGCGGCTCAACGGACCAGGGCGGGATATCGGTCTTCCAGTACGACGGCGACCTGAACCGCATTTCGCCGCCGGCCATAGATGCGGCGCTGATCGCCGTGGCGGGGAAGGTGAGCCTGTCATCCATCCGGCTCTACGGGCATTCCTTCGTGCTCGTCTATACCGGGTCCATGACTTACTACTACAACATCGAAGACAGGCAGTGGGGGGAATTCTCATCCAGCTCCCCGCTCTGGACCTCTGTGGCGGCGGACTCGGCTGCTGGGACGATGGTGAATTACTCCGTCTCCAATGTGGCGACAGGAGGAAAGCTCTATATCATCAATCACCCGCTATTGACGTTCCAGGATGACGGCGCGGCCTTCACGGCGACACTGCAGACACAGAACGACGATCACGGCACGAACAAGAGGAAGTTCTATAACACCCTGGAAATAGACGCGGACACGGAATCGTCAACGTCCACCCTCACCGTGGCGGCGAGCGACGACGACTACGGCTCGTTCACGACCTTGGGCACCATCGACCTGTCTGGCACGGCAAGGAAACTGACGGCCCTGGGGTCGAGCCAGAAACGGGCGTGGCGGCTGACGCACGCGGCCAACACGCCCATGCGAATCCGCAGGGCGGGCGGCGACATGACGATAGGGACGGCATGAATGCGTTCGATGACATCGAAATCGACAAGAAAAGTGCCGCCTACGAGGAACTGGTGGGTCTTGATGCGTGGCGAGAGTGGACGCCCACGCGGACAGGATGGACGGATACCGGGACCCCTACGGTGTCGGGACGGCTCAAGTTTCTCAGCCGACTGTGTTTCTTCGAGATCAAGGTCGTCCCTGGAACTAACATCGCAACGACTGCGGGAACGAGCTACACGTCTCTGCCGGTACCGGTTAAGGGGGGGATCGGCGGGATGGCAACGATGATGAACGTGACGACGAACGTGGCCGTTGGGAATTGCGTGATCGACGCGACCAATTCCCGCTGCTACGTCCCGACTCAGGTGGCATCTGGAAACACGTTTGCGATTTGCGGCTGGTACGAGGTCTGAGCCATGGCATACACGAGACGCGAAATCCCGTTGGAGATGCAGGAATTGCTCGGGGCCGGCACGCGCAGTGCGATTACCCGCATGCCCAGCGCCAACCCGAACGAGCCGCCGGTGTTCCTCATTGCCTACCCGGACGGCCGTTCTGAGTACGCGAGCGCAAGCGAGATCACCCCGTTTCTCGGGCGCGATTGGGGCTACCGCAGCATTGACGAGATTCCGATGCATCGCAGCGAGGAGACTGGTGCGTTCGGCGAATTCATGCGGGGACCGGCGATCCCGCTGCTGCCGGCGGCTCTGGCGGCGGGCCTCAATTACCTCAACCCCGGATTCTTCGGGGGGCCTACCACCAGTGCTGCAACCTACAATGCGCCGATGCAGTTCGGCGGCTGGAATTCTTCCCTCTACGACCCGGTCCGGGAGGCATCGCTTGCAAGGCTTGCGTCGGCGGCCGACCCGATAGAGGCGATTGCCATGTCCCTTGACGCGACCGGCGCAGGCACCGCAACGGAAGCCGCGAAGGCGCTGGGCTACTCGACGCCGGAAGCGCTGCTCGGTGCGATCAATCCGGGATGGGTTTCGGCGGGCTCCTCCGTGCTGAACGCTCTCAAGGAATACGGCGGCGCGGCGGCTGGTGCAGTGAAGGCCAGCGGCGGTAATGCGAACATCGAGGCGCTCAAAAAAATCCTCCGGGGCGAAGGCGGTTGGGAGGACGCCTTGCAACTCGGTGGGGCTGTCGCTCCTAGCCTCCTCGGGGCCTATGCCGCGAGCGAGCAGGCGGACAAGTTCGCGTCCGTTGCGCGGGAACTGTCCGACCGGGAGGACATGCGCTATCAGGACTTGGTGAGACGTGAGTCAGAACGGTACGCGGACATCAAGGCGAGAGAGGATGCGGCTATCGGCCGGCAGCAGGATGCCATCCAGTTCGGCCGCGGCGTTACCGAGCCGTCGAGGCTTCGCTACGAGGGCTCGTTCGCACCGGGGTTTTCCATGGGGAACGAACCCGGCTACCGTGACGCCTTGGACCAGATAACGCAATCGATGCTCAGGGGGCTGTCTGTCTCGGGGAACCCGTTCGACTCGCCGAACGCCTGGGAGCAAACGCTGACCGACGTGGGGGTGAAGTTCGCCTTTCCTGCCTTGCAAGGCTACCGTGCGCAGAACGCGGCCACGGGTGGCTATTCGAGCTTCGGCGGGGCTGGGGCTTCGGTCCCGGGCATCACGACTCTCCTTCCGGTAACGGCAAGCGCGGGGTCGGGGGTCGGGACGCAGGCCGGGGCAGGGGCGGCGACGGGGGCTATCGGGGCGGATGCCAATCTCTACAACGCCATCGGCTCGGGGATCAGCAACGTCTTCAACCCGCCGACCTCGATTGCCGACCTGGTAAAACTCTTGAAGGCGGCGCACTGACATGGCCTCGGTTCTGGACAGCATCCCCGGCCTCGGCGGCTACGAGGCGCAAAGGCGGGCGAACGAAGGCAGGACCCTAGACAACCTCAGGCAAGTGGTCGGGGTGCAGGCCCTCATCGGCCAGATGCAGGCGCAGGCGGAAAGAGCCCGTCAGATCGAAAGGGCAAAGGCATACGAAACGGCCGTGCAAGGATTGGGACCGAATCCGACAGCGGAACAACTAGAAGGTGTCGTCGTGCAGCACGCCGGCCCGGAGGGATTGCTCAGGTCATTGGATCGTAGGGCAGTGAGCGCCGACAGGCTGGCCATCGCCAACGAGAACCGCGCCCAAGCGGCGCTTCAGTTCGCACAGAACCTGCAACTACGGCAGGACATGCTGGAGCAGCGCCGTACCGAGGCGGAAGCGCGTATAACCGATGCCAGTGCACGAAGGCAGTTCGATGAGTGGTATAAGCGCGAGTCTCTCGCCAACAAGCAGCAGCAGGCGCAACTCAATTCCCAAATGCGCATGATGGGTTTCGAGATTCAACGCCAAGGGCAGCAGCTTCAACTGGCGCGGCTTGACCAAGCTAAGGAACAGAAAACGGGCCGCGATGTTCAGCAGCTCGGGGCGGCCCTGGAGAAAGCGAATCTTCCCGAGGCCGATGCCGTTCTCGAGGAAGTGGAAACGGCGTTGACTAGGACGCCACAGCTTACCGAATGGCTCAGTGGCCCGAAATCAGCAGTCCCGGACAGGCTGGCGCCCGCAGAAATTCGTGCTGGCCGTCAGGCGTTCCAGAAGCTTTTCAACATAACCCTGAAGAACCGTTCCGGTGCGGCGGTAACCATACCCGAGTTCGAGCGGCTGAAGTCTGAATTCGGGTCGGGATTGTTCAAGACGCCGGACGGACCACAGAACGCCGTCAACCAGGCAAGGACCATCATCAACAAGCACTATGCCTCGGTAGCGTCGGGCTTCGGGAAGGATGTGCTGGACCGCTACAACGAGTCGGTCAGGCAGTTCAGGGGTCGTGTCGTTCTTGAACCGAGTGAAACGAGCGTGGGGCCACAACCCCCGCCTCCTCCGGGATTCAAAGTCAACCCATGACGCAAAGCGCGACCAACCCGCAGACTGGCGAGACGGTCTTCCTCGTCGGAGGAGAATGGCGAAAGCCTGAGAACGTCGCCACGAACGACAAGGGCGAGAGGGCCTATCTGGTTGGCGGAAACTGGCTGACCGTGCCAAAGCAGAAGGCGCCTGATCCGACTATAGGGGAACGTACGAAAGCTGCGATTGCTGGCGTTGGCGAGGGGATGTCGCGGCTTGCCGGGCTTCCGGTCGATACCGTCGAGAACATCATCAACCTCGGGATTGCGGCTTATGGAACTGGCAAGCAAGCCCTGATCGGGCAGCACGGCCCCGACCTCCTCAAAGGCTCTATTGGCGGGTCTCAGGACATCCTGTCGCGGCTCAAGTCTGCTGGTATCAATACAGAGAACCCCAGGCCGGACGACCCCGTAAGTCGGATGCTGCATACAGGAGGGACCTTTGCCGGCGGCTCGATGGTGCCCGGTGCGGCAGCGAGAAGTACGGTTGCTGCCGCCGCTGGCGGGGCGATAGCTGGCGAGGCATTGGGACCGGAATGGACTGGCGTCGGGGCTATGACTCCTGCCGCCGCTACTCAGGGGGCAGCAGGCGTAAAGAATGTCGCAGCGGCGAAAGCAGCCCCCAACGTCGAGACTTTCAAGCAGGCCGGGACCATGCCCTCTGTGGGGCAGGCCACCGATAACGTTTTCCTGCACGGGCTGGAGAACCTCGCTGCCAAGTTCCCCGGTGGGGCCGGTGTCATGAAGCGGTTCATCGAAACCCAGCAAACCAAGATGGGAGCGAGAGCGCGGACGGGTACACCAACGGAAACTGCTGGCAGAGCCATAGAAACCGGCATCAAGGGCGAGGGCGGGTTCCTCGAACGAACCAGAGCGACATGGCAGATGCTTGATGACGCTGTTGGTGCCAAGGTTCCAAGGGACTACTCCACAACCCCGACGAATACTATCGCAGCCCTTGATGACCTTGTTGCCCCTGTTCCGGGGGCAGAAAAAACGACGGTCGCATTGGTGAATCCAAAGGTAGCGGAGATTCGCAAGAATCTCATGGATGATCTACAGGCCCGTCGTGGCTTTGCCCAAATGACGGGCGAGATTTCATTCAATGGCTTGCGGGCACTGCGGTCAAAAGTGGGGTCAATGCTTGATGATGCGCTGGTCTCGGATATTCCTCGCGGGCAACTCAAGAAGCTCTACGGGGCGCTTTCCGATGACCTGAGAACAGCAGCAGAACAAGCGGGGGCTGGGCAGGAATTCGCCCGCCAGAGCAACTATTACCGCGCCCGCATGGACCGCATTGAATCCGTGCTGGAGCGTGTGGTGGGTTCTGGCAAGCAGCCGGAGGACATCTTCAAGACTTTCTACCCAACCGACCCTGATCAAGCCAACAAAGTCCGCGCGGTCATGCGCAGCCTGATGCAATCGGAAAGGCAAGTCGTATCCGAGGCCGTAGTCAACCGTCTAGGAAGGGCGACGCCGGGAAAGCAAAACGAGATGGGCGAAGTGTTCTCGTCAGAGACGTTCCTCACGAACTGGAACAAGCTTTCCCCAGGAGCAAAAGCGCAGTTGTTCCCGGATTCGCCCATGAGGGAGAACGTCGAAAAGATCGCCAAGGCGGCGGGAACGATCAGAGAAGGACGTGGCATCTACGCCAACCCATCGGGCACGGCCGGGTCTTTTGCGGCGTACAGCATATATGCTTCTCCGATTGCGTCGATAGCGACCGGTTCCATCGTTCCCGTCGCGGCAGGAGCCCTGTCTTCCGGCACTGCGTTCGTCGGTGCCAAGATGCTCACCAATCCCAAGGTAGTGCAGTGGTTGGCGACTCCGATAGCGCCATCAAACCCGAACGCCATGCAGGCGCATCTTGCGAGGCTTGGGGTTATCTACAACGAAACCAAAGACGAGGCGCTAAAGCGCGAGCTGACGCATTTCGTCCAGCCATAAATTGCTTGCCCGACGCACAATCGCCTGGAGTCTTGCGTGGGCGTCAGGGCTCGTCGCGGGGAAACTCGCCTTTCGGTGACGTGAGGTGAGGAAATGAGCCATGGAAGATTTTGGGAAAGAAGCCGCTAAGTGGCTTTGGGGGCTTCTCGTCCCTGCTGCTTGGTGGATGTGGAACAAGCAGGACAAGAGGCTCGACGGAAAAGCCGAGGCCAGAGATGTAGCTGACCTGAAGGACGTGCTGGACCGCCTGCGCGGTAGCGTTGTGATGCAAGAGGACCTCAAGGAGCGGCGGCGCGAGATAGACGCGACGATGGAAGCCCGCCGCCAAGGCGAACTCGCCCTGCACGAGCGCCTGAACGACCACATCGAAGCCGACCTTCGGATGCACGCCGAGATCATCAAAGGCCAGGGTGAATTGAGTTCTGCCCTTGCCCGGATCGAAGGGAGGTTGTCCAAATGAGCAGATGGCGCATCCCCAACACGACGGCGCGGCTCTCTGAGCTTGCGCTGATTGCAATGCTCGCGGACGATCAGCCGCCCAAGGCAATCGCGGCGGCCGTGGGCTGCGAGCACAAGACCATCGACCACCAACTACACCGGCTGCGGTTGCGGCATCAGGTACGGACGAACACGGGCCTGGTCGCCAAGGCGATCCGGGAAAGGCTGATCAAATGAACGAGCCCCTGTGGTTACGCATCCTGACGACGGTTCTGGTTTTCACCATCGCTGTCATCGCCCTGCTTCTGCTGACCTCCTGCGCTGCGGTGGACAAGTTCGCCGGCATCTGCGTCCTTCACCCGATAGGCCAGACGCAGCAGGGGCAGGCGGCGTTTGTGACGTACTGCGAACGGAGGGATTGATGCAGCTCACGGATCATTTCCACCTGTCGGAGTTCACGGCCTCCGAGACAGCCGAGCGCCGCGGCATCGACAACACGCCCAGCGCGGAGATCATCGAAGCGCTCAGGCGAACAGCGCAAGGACTGGAGCGCATCCGCACGCTGCTGGGCAGGCCGATACACGTCACGAGCGGCTATCGCTGCTTGGAACTGAACCGGGCCGTCGGCTCGAAAGACACCAGCCAGCACCTCCTGGGCGAGGCGGCCGATTTCATCTGTCCGCAGTACGGGACCCCGAGAGTCGTGGCCGAGCGCATCGCCAAGAAGCTCGTCAGCCTGGGAGTGGACCAGCTCATCCTGGAGTTCGCGAGCAAGGGCGGGGGATGGGTCCACGTTTCATTCAGCAGCAAGCCCCGGCACGCGACCTTGACGATAGACGCGAGCGGGACGCGGGCGGGGATCGTATGATGGACCCCATCAGCATCGCCCTCGGGCTCGCGCAGTTCGCCCCGTCGCTCATGCGGTTCTTCGGGGTCGGCGAGAAGCCCGCCGAAGTGGCCGAGAAGGTCATCGGCATCGCCCGGCAGGTCACGGGGGCCTCAACCCCCGAGGAGGCCCTGCAGAGCATCCGGGAGAAGCAGGGCCACGCCCACGAGTTCCAGATGGCGGTGCTCGCGGCCAATGCGGACTTGGAGAGGGCGTATCTGGCAGACACGCAAAGTGCGCGGAATATGCAGATCGCGGCTATCGGTAGCGAGGACCCCTACGTGCGACGGTTCGTGTACCACCTTGCGGCCGGCTGCCTGCTGTTCTCGGGGGTGTACATCTTCTGGATAACGTTCGGCCATGTACCGCCGGAGAACGTCCGCGTCGTGGATACGGTGCTCGGATTCCTGCTGGGCACCGTCATTACCTTGGTGCTCCAGTTTTTTTTCGGTAGCTCGCAGGGGAGCGTCAAGGCGTCGCAGATGCTACGTGACATCGCCCGCAAGGTGACTGGTTAAGCCTGCCGTCCGCGCCGGTACTCGGCCATCTTCTCTCACAATAGGGGGAACTCCTGTATGCGAAAATTCTCCGGCCACTCGGCTGGGTCGGCTCCCGCGCGGTCCACTAGATGCTTGCGGAAGTAGCCCTTGCCAGTGTCTAGCAATCCGGTCTGCCGGGGCCACCAATCGCCCGCATCCTGAATGCCGTTTGTGATGACGTGCGCCCCGAGCTGCTTCACGAAACACGCTACGCCAGCGGCCCTGCACTGCGCGATGGTGTAGCGCGCCCATGCGATATTGAATGGACGCGCATTCGGACCACTCTCGCCGCCGACGATGATCCAGTCGAGCCGCGGACGCCACGTTCCACGGTCCAGTTTGTCCTTCTCGTGCAGCGCATCGAAGGTGACAGTCGAAGACGCGGCAATGCGCTCGGTGATTTGCGTCCAGTCAACCGGCTCCAGCGCGGGCTCGTAGGATACAAACCTGACGCGCGCCGGAGTCGAGAGCAATTTCGGGATGTCCCGATCCGCCTCCTCTTGGTTGACGATGGTCGCGCCCAGCCAGACGTTCGGCAGCAAGGGTAAATGCCCGCCGCGAGCGCGGAACATCATGTCGCTGGCGTTACCGATGCGCTTCGTGAGCAGCAGCCACGTCAGCGCAGGCGTTTGCTCGATCAGGCGAAACAGGTCCTCCCGCACGCCGTCCGGCCATTCGTTATCGAACACGTCAGCGAGCGAGGCGCAGAAAACGCGCCACGGCTTACCCGATGCAGCCGCCTTTCGGTTCCACGCGAGCGGCTGTTTCCAGTTCGATGCGCTGGTGCGCTGTCGCGGCGTGCCCGGCCCCCAATGGACGACGCCGCCCCAGCGCTTCCGCGAGTCCATCGCCTCCGCATAGCAGTGGTCACAGCCCGGTCCGACCTTCGTACAGCCGATGACCGGATTGAACGTGCTGTCCGTCCACGCGATCTTGCTGGTCTCCGCCATGTCAGATGAGCACCCCGGAGCGTTCCCGAGCCAAGGCTTCGGAATACTCTTCGTGTGTTTTTGCGCCTTTCTTCATGTTGCACGTAGGGCAAAGCCATTGCATGTTTTCAAGCTCGTTCAAACCTCCCCGGCTAATTGGAGTTTTGTGGTCCAGGTGCTTCCGGTCTGGCAGCATTTCTTTGCAATATGTACAGCGGGCGTCTTGGTGACAGATGAGCCAACCCAAGTCCCAACGATCCGGCCCATCCCCGGCGGCGCGCTTCCGATGAATCCTCAGTTTGTTCCAAGCGAGAACTTTCCCCATGTTGGCTTTGCGCCATGCTCGCGTTTTGGCGTTTTTCTCGGCCCGTTGCTGTGGAGATAATTCACGCTTCTTGGCACGGTGTTTTTCTGCATCGCGCCAATAGAATTGGCTCCTATGACGCTTCTTCGCCTCTGGGTTCTTCAAGGTCCATTCATTGCTTTTCTTCAGATTGCATGGCGAACAGTAGGCTTGACGACCGTGCGATCCAATTGCTTTCCGGTTGTTGGCGTGAGGAAAAGCGTCCAGCGGCTTCCATTTCGAGCACATTGCACAACGCTTCAACCCGCGTAACCTATCAAACGTTAAGGCTTCGCGCGCGAGCCAGTAGCACCGCCATGAGCAATACTGATATCCGCGCTTTAGTTCGGATAGCGCACGCCATTTTTCAGCGCCACATTGAGGGCATTGAACAAGCGCCCCGCGTCTCATCTGTGGTCTAGGATCGGTCCGTGGCATTTCTAGCAAGATCCTCATTGACCCATTGCAAAAGCCCCCATTCCGTCTCTCCGGGAACTCGATAGAGCGCACAGAATGCTTTTGTGCCGAGACGGTGAAAACCTGCACCGCCTGTTTGCCGCCCGTCGTGGTGATCTTCGTAGTTGATCCCGCAGAGTGGGGCAACCGCAAAGTTGGACCGCTTTCCGCTATGTTCGGCTACATGGTGGAGATCGGCTGGCGTAAAGCGCCCGTAAAGTCGGCGGCAAACGAGGCAGCCCAGCGAAGCTACGCGGTCCATATATCGGCGTTCGGCGGCGGTCTTGTGGCGTGTCACTCGGCCTCCATTTCCGACAGCCAAACTCCGAATTCCTGACCGTAGAAAATCTCGCACGCCTCCATGAACTCCGCGAACTCCTTCTTGTCCCTAGTGCTGGAGCGCTTGAGCGGCACGCGCATCATGGTGAGTTCGCCTGTCAACAGGTCAGGCCGCTCGACCTCGGTGAAGCCGAAGTGTTTGCAAAGCATCAGCTCGTGGAGTTCCTCCGGCTCGTAGCCAGTCACCTTGCTCGCCGCAGTGTGCAACAGCCACAGGCGGCTGTTCGCTGAGTTGGAGCGCCGCTCACGGAACGGCCCGAGTGTCGCCTGAAATGGTATGGGCTGGCGCAGCACGAACTGCGATAGCATCGCGCGCTGCGATTCCGTCTGCACGTGGAAGGAGCGTTCTTTCATGGGTCAGAACGGTATTTCCTCTTTGCTCGTCGGCGGCTTGCGCTCTTTGCGCCGGTCCGTTTCGCTCATCTGCTTGGGCTTGAAGGAAAGCGACTGCCACGGCTCGCCGGTCTTCGTCTGCTTCGTCCACGCAGAGATTTCATAGACCACCCCGCCGATCAGCGCCTCGCCGCGGGCGTTCGGCTGCGTGTCCTTGTCGCGACGATGATTCTTAAAGAGCGTCCCGGAACCTTCACGGTGCTCGTAGGCCATTACGAGACCTCCAGACATTCGTCGATGGCTTCAACCACGGCGGCGAATTCAGAACGATGCCCGAAGCGTTTCTTGAACGTGGCTAACATGGCGCAGGCGTCGAGGAGTTCCTCCTGCTGGCGGCGAATCTCGCGCTCTTTCGCTTCCTTAGCCTCGCGGGCAGCGTGCGCCTTACGCTCCTCTTCCTCGCGGACTTTCCGCTGCCGCTCGGCCTCCGCGCGCTGCTCCGCTTCGACCTTCTCGCGCTCGGCCTTGAGCCGCGCTTCTTCCGCATCGCGGACCGCTTTGGCCTTGGCCTCCTCGGCCTCACGCTCCTGCCGCGCCTTGCGGTCGGCCTCCTCGCGCGCCATCCTGGCAGCACGTTCCTCTTCCTCGATCTTGCGCCGTGCCTCGCGGGCTTCGGCTTCCATTTTCTCGCGGGCCTCGCGCTGCGAGCGTTCCAGTTCGGCCTTTTGCCTAGCGATCTCTGCGCGCTCCTCAGCCATGCGCTGCTCCGCGGCTTCTCGCGCTGCACGTTGCTCAGCCTCGATGCGCTCCTGCTCCGCCTTGACCGCCGCTTCGCGCGCGGCCTGCTCGGCGCGTTCCTTGGCCGTGATCTGTTCGGCGATGGGGTCCTCCAAGGCCGAGAGTGCCGAACTGATGCGCCGGGCCTCGGAGTCGATCAACTGCGCCCGGCGCAGGGCGGGGGCCTTGATTTCGACGCGCTTCTTCTCCAAGGCGATCCGGTAGCCAGCGAGCTCCTTCTTGCCGTCTTTCGCGGCCCGCATCCCGTCGATGGTGCTCACGTCGTAGACCACGCCTTTGTAGCGCGACGCAAGGTCCGCGAGCGCAGCTTCTGTTGCGCTGTACTCCTGTATTTCAGTCGTCATCATTTCACCTGCGAAAGTAGGGATTGGTAGTCGCGCTCGACTTCATCGAGAAACACCTTCACCGATGCGGCGAGCTTAGCAATGTAGGCTTCGTCCCGCTTTACCCGCTCGACGTACAGCCGGAGCTTCTCCGGCATCCTCGGGTCGAACGAGACGAAATCGACCCAATCGAATCCGCAGCACCATATCTGCCCCTGCACCTGGGCGACGTGCTCGGATGGCATCCCGCCTTGCAGCGTCATGACGTGGATGGTGGACTGGAATGGACACTTCAGTTCTAGCCCGCCGCGACCGATGACTCCGTCCGGCGATGCACCCGCCCACGCAACATCGGGATGCTTGATAAACCCGACCTGCTCGACAATCTCACCAGTTGCGACCTCGTAGGCTTGCCTAGCAGCGGCTTCCGTTGCGGTGCCCCAGGCCATCGCGGCGTTCTGATAGGTGTCGCAAGGAAGGCCGGTCAGCCGCTCGGTGACGAGTTGGAGTCGGTAGTTCCGGCGGGTCGCCGCCTCCCCGGTCTTGATCGTGGCCAGCACGTCAGCGAACCGGGAAGCGGTGGCGTGTCCGGCGCGCTCGGCAAACCA